CCGGTGGGGCGTGAAAAACGGTGCCGACCTGCGCGGTGTCTACCTGTTCGGTGCCGACCTGCGCGATGCCGACCTGAGCGGTGCCGACCTGCGCGATGCCGACCTGAGCGATGCCGACCTGCGCGATGCCGTCCTGAGCGATGCCGACCTGCGCGATGCCGACCTGAGCGATGCCGACCTGCGCGATGCCGACCTGAGCGGTGCCGACCTGAGCGGTGCCGACCTGAGCGGTGCCGACCTACGCGATGTCGACCTGAGCGGTGCCGACCTGCGCGATGTCGACCTGAGCGGTGCCGACCTGAGCGATGCCGACCTGAACGGTGCCGACCTGCGTTCTTTCAAGTCATGTTTGTGGATGACGTTGACCGAAAACAAAACCGAGGTTCCCGCACTCGCTGAGAGCCTACGCAATGGCCGTGTAGATGGCTCTCAATATGAAGGCGAGTGCGCCTGTCTCGTCGGAACAATCGCAAACGCGAGGTGCGTTGATTACAATAAAATCCACCACAACGCGTCTGATCCATCAGAACAGTGGTTCTCTATGATTAGAGAGGGTGACAAACCCGGCGATGATACTGGTGGCGGCTTTGCTGCGGAGATGGCCCTTGAATGGATCGAGGAATGGCAGGCGCTAAATGGGCAGGGCCAGCGATGACCAATCCTGAAATAGAATGTCCGGAGTGTGAAGGGTTGGGGAAGTAGCACCGTTAAGTCGCCAAGAGGTATGACATTGAGAACGGTTGATGACCCCTGCCCTGACTGCAACGGCGAAGGCTACCGCCCCATGACCGAAGACGAGATGAACGACCGCGCCGAGCATATCTAGGAGAGAAGTGATGGACGAAGAAACCGCAGCTATGTCTCTAAAATTACAGGGGGATGTACGAGCGCTTATCCGTGACGAGTTACGGGTAGCGATACAAGATGAACTATTTTGGGTATCAGTGATGAATTTTGAACCTATGGGGAGTAGGGTTAGCATATCTATGTCTTTGCGCCGTAATATGCTACACCATATCAAGAATAGTATACATACTTAGGAGATAGCAATGCCGTACACCAAAACGCCTCGCCCATATAAAAAAGAATATGAAAAATATGGTGGCACAGAAGTGTATAAGAAGCGGCGGGCCAAAACCAACGCTGCCAGAGCCAAGATGGTGAAGGCAGGGAAAGCCAAGAAGGGGGATGGCAAAGACGTAGACCACACAAAACCGATATCTAAAGGTGGGACCAACAAGGCTAGCAACCTGAAAGTAATCTCGCGGAGCAAAAACAGAGCAAAACGCAACGGGAAATGAGCAAGTATGGAAATCGTAGAAGACAAGGCGCTGGTCTTCCAGCACACGGACCTGTTGGCCCTAAAAAAGAAGATCACGAGATATAAGGATATCGGAGGCGGGGAAACCGCTGTCTTCTGGGGAACCTCCGAGGCCAAAGCCCTTGCCGAATTAGGCTACGCAGACACCCCCTCCCCCATGCTGCGGGATTATACATGGACGGGTAAATTTACCCCCTTCGACCACCAGCGCACTACCTCCTCCTTCTTGTCTATACGCAAGCGGGCCTTCTGCTTCAACGAGCAAGGGACCGGCAAGACCGCTTCGGTTATATGGAGCGCAGACTATCTTATGGAGCAGAGTGAAATCAACCGTGTGCTGGTTATCTGCCCCCTATCCATTATGAAATCAGCGTGGCAGCAAGACCTGTTCACCTTTGCTATGCACCGGACTTGTTCTGTGGCGCATGGTAGCGCCGCCCAACGTAGGAAAATCCTTGCTGTAGGGGCGGAGTTTGTAATCATTAACCCTGATGGCGTAGCCGTAGTCGAGAAGGAAATCCTCGACGGTGATTTTGATATGATAGTGGTTGATGAAGCTAACGCATACAAAAATTCACAGACAACCCGCTGGAAGGTGCTGAACCGCCTTAGCCAGAAGATACCTTGGTTGTGGATGCTTACAGGTACGCCCGCAGCGCAAAGCCCTGTAGATGCTTTTGGGCTAGCAAAACTGGTCAACCCAGAGGGAGTACCCAAGTATTTTGGGGCGTTCCGCGATAAAGTTATGTATAAGGCGACACAGTTCAAGTGGGTGGCCAAAGCCCATGCGGATACCGTGGTACACAGCGCGCTCCAACCGGCTATCCGGTTTGAAAAAGATCAATGCCTAGACCTGCCGGAAGTGACTGTGGTTGAGCGGGAGGCACCGCTTACGCCGCAGCAGCAGAAGTATTATAATATACTAAAGCAGCAGATGCTTATCTCCGCGGGGGGTGAAGATGTTACCTCTATCAACGCAGCCACAAACATAAACAAACTACTCCAGATCAGCGGGGGCGCGGCGTACACCGACGATGGTGATACAATGGAGTTCGACGTAAGCAACAGGCTTAACGTAGTGTTAGAGGCGATCAACGAGAGCAGCCATAAAGTTTTGGTGTTCATCCCCTTCACCCACACCATAAACCTATTGAAAAAGGCTTTGGATAAGGCAGGGGTGGAGTCGGATGTTATCAATGGCAAGGTTTCAGTCAATCGACGTAGTGACATAGTGAAAGGCTTTCAGGAGGGGGACAATGTCAAAGTGCTGCTGATACAGCCACAGGCAGCGTCCCATGGCCTTACCCTTACGGCAGCAAACACAATAATCTGGTACGCCCCAGTAACGAGCGTAGAGACTTATCTACAAGCCAATGCCCGCATAAACCGTCCGGGCCAGCACAACCCCATGACCATCGTGCATATAAAGGGAAGCCCTGTTGAGGACCACCTCTACAAAATGCTGAACGGGAATATTGAGAACCACCAAAAAATAATTGATTTATATCGTATGGAAATCGAAAACTAGCTTGACAATGTAAAACACCATCTATAACTAGAGTAGGGAATGGAGCAAACTATGACCGAAGAACCCGAAATAGGGCTTGATATGCCGACACTTGTGAAAGCATACACAGGCCTACGCGCTAGCATAGCCGAACAGGAAGAAGCCCTGAAGGAAAGGCTAGCACCACTTAAAGAGAACCTTGAAACCGTAAGCAACGCGCTGCTGGACGAGTGCAACAGACTAGGGGCAGATAGTATCAAAACCCCTGTCGGCACAGTGTCCAGACGCGTTACTGAACGGTTTTGGGCTAGTGATTGGGAGGCAATGCACGAGTTTATTGTGCAGAATAATGCCCCCTACCTACTGGAAAAACGCGTCAATAATGGGGCTATGCGGCAGTTCCTTGAGGACCACCCCAACAAACACCCAGTAGGTTTGAATACAGACCGCAAATACACCATCCAAGTACGTAAACCATCCAACAAGTGAGGCGAATATGACTGATACCAATCTGACTATTTTTGAAGACAAGAACGCAGTGGTGGCGACGAAGCGCACTGGCAAGCTGACCGCGTTGGGGCAGCAGGTTAAAGACCAGCCGGGGGTTGGCACCACACGCCGCGTAGCCCTTAATTCGCAGCACCAGTTCAAACGCATGGTGAACGGAGAGCCAGTTGGTAATCCTGTGGCTGATGAAATCAATATCATCGTAGTGAATGCTTTACCCGCTGTTTCGCGTACCTACTACTCGGATGCGTATGACCCGAACGGCGCGGCAAAACTGCCCGATTGTTGGTCTAACCTTGGGGACACCCCAGATGAAGGCGCTACCGACCCGCAGAGTAAGAAATGTGCTACCTGCCCGCAAAATGTGAAGGGTTCTGGTAGCAGCGGGAAGCGCGCGTGCCGTTACAACCGCAGGTTGGCGATTATGCTTATGGGTGACCCTGAAGGTGAGTTGTACCAGATGAATATTCCCGCGGCTTCCCTATTTGGCAAGGGGGATGGCAACACCCATCCGTTTGAAAGCTACTCAAAATTCTTGGTAGCCCACAACGAAAGCCCTGATACAGTAGTAACCAGAGTGTCCTTCGATAAATCATCCCCAACGATGAAGGTCAATTTCAAACCTGTGCGGAACCTGACGGATGCAGAATTTGATGCTGTTATCGCAGCGCAGCAGCGGCCAGAAGCGGAGTCCTATGTGTCCCTGCAAGTATCGCAAACCGACAAGGTAGTTAAGAAGGCGGTGGCGCAGGAAGAACCCGACGATGACGACGATGATGCACCCGCTCCGATACCAGAGGAGTCTGTAGAGGCAGCAGCGACTGCCAACGCTGGTTTCTTTGAGAGCGCAGAAGACGACGCCGAGCCTGTGGTAAGCAAAAAGAAGAAGACCGCGCCCCCAGAACCTGCGAAGAAGCGCGACCTATCCCAAGTGCTTAAAGATTGGGGCGATGAAGAGGAAAGCTAATGGCTAGAGGCTACGACACAAATCTCGTAGCGCAAAATGCCTTAGCTGACGATACCAAGCTAGGAGTAAGATTAGGGCGGGTGTGCATATCAAAACGCATACCCGTCCACCACGCCGCTTCAACGCTTGGTGTTTCTCGACAAACCATATACCTATGGTTCCGTGGGGCCTTCGAGCCTAGCAAAGAGCATACTGCGCAAATAAGAAAATTCATATCAAACGCCTCCGCGTGACGAGGGGCTTTCAAACGGTATATTGGATGGGGCTGCACTGTGACTATTGACCTTATGGATATTGTGCAGCCCGCCGGAGGGTGGTTCTGCGTAGTAAGCATCAAAGGCAGCATCGTACAAAAGTTTTTCAAGACCCGCGCAGAAGTGGATGCTTACGTACCCACTATGGTTGCGAAGGAGCGTAATGTTTTCTTTTCGCTCGCCAAATTCAAAACAAAGGAAGACCGCAAAAAGTCCAACGTGCAGGCGTTGCGTGCCTTCTGGCTTGATATAGACTGTGGTGAAGATAAGGCCAAAACTGGTAAGGGGTACGCAATCCAAGATGATGCTATTGCGGCACTACAAGGCTTCATAAAAGCGGAAGGCATGAAAAGGCCTATCATTGTTAGCAGCGGTGGTGGGCTTCATGTGTATTGGCCGCTGACGGAGGATGTTACCAGAGAGCAGTGGGAACCTGTAGCGGCGCAGTTAAAGGCCCGATGCAGGGAACATGGCCTGCTTATTGACCCTGCTGTCTTTGAAGTATCCCGCATCCTGCGTATTCCAAATACAAAGAATTTCAAAGAAGATACACCTAGAGACGTAAAGGTAATACAGGATAGATACACGTCGCAGAGCCTTAGCGAGTTTGCTGCGCCCTTCATGTCGAGTCTGATAGCATCAGTTGCTACACCAGTGGCGGGGAGCAGCCTGTTTGGTAACGCGCCAAGGGGGAAGACCAAACTTGGTAAGAAGCTTCTGGACACAATAGACTCCAGCTTCAAGCGTATCATGGACCGCTCCCTTGCCGGGGACGGGTGCGAACAGCTTTTACAATGTGTGCAGGACAATACCACCCTCTCAGAGCCTTTATGGCGCGCCGCGCTGTCGATAGCAGACAGATGTATTGAGCGCGACAAGGCGATAGCGGGCGTGTCCCAAAACCACCCCGACTATGACCCCACAGAGGCGGATAAAAAAGCCGCCAAGACAGGTGGCCCACAAAACTGCGCAATATTCGACCAAGAAAATCCGAACATATGTCCCTCATGCCCCCATTGGGGCAAGATAAAGACCCCTATCCAACTAGGTAAAGTCATAACCCCCGCAACCGAAGAGGAACGGGAGTTAACGGAAGATGGCGTAGAATATAAAGTAACCAAAGCCCCTTGGGGCTTCACGCGCCCTAAAACAGGGGGTATTTGGTTAGACGCAGTGGATGAAGAGTCCGAACCTAGGTTGGTATACGCCAACGATCTATATGTAGTGAAGCGTATGCACGACCCTGCGGACGGCGAGACACTACTTATGCGCCTACACCTACCAGCGGAGGGAGTGCAGGAATTCATGGTGCCCCTTAAAGCAATCAAAGGCAACGGGGATTGGCGTGATGTGCTAGCATCCCAAGGGGTAGCCTGCGAGGACAAACAATTTCGATGGTTAGTAACCTATATAATTCGCATGATAGGTGAACTACAAAACAATGGGCGGAGGAGAGAAAATATGCGCGTGCAGTTTGGGTGGACCGACAAGGACACCAAGTTTATTATTGGTGATGTAGAAGTTGCAGCGGATGGATTCCACAACAGCCCCCCTTCCACGGTTACAGCCCCACTTGTGCCGCATATTGGCCCAAGGGGCAGCTTTGAGAAGTGGAAAGAAGTATTCGACCTCTATGGGCGTCCGGGCCACGAACCCCACGCATTTGCAGCCCTGACGGCGTTTGGCGCGCCCCTACTGAAGTTTACGGGGCAGCGCGGGGCTATTGTCAACGTGATTTACCCTACTTCCGGCACAGGTAAGACCACAATTCTGCATATGTGCAATAGCGTGTACGGCTCCCCCGAGGGGATGTGTACTATTAAGCAGGACACGATGAACGCGAAGATCACGCGTCTCGGTGTTTACAACAACCTGCCATACACCATAGACGAAATGACCAATATGAGTGACATGGAGTTCTCCGAACTTGCGTACTCTGTATCGCAGGGTAAGGGTAAGGAGCGTATGAAGGGCAGCACGAATGAACTACGTCAGAATTTTACCTCTTGGCAGACAATCGCCCTATGCTCCTCCAACTCGTCCTTTTACCAGAAGCTAGGTGGTAAGAAGACTGGAGCAGATGGCGAAATGATGCGGTTGCTTGAGTACCATATCCGGCAGACAGACTCCATAGACCAAGCAGAAGCCAAACAATTCTTTGACCACCAGTTGCTGCATAATTATGGCCACGCCGGTCCTAAATACGCGCGCTGGTTGGTGGAGAACAAGAAGCAAGCTGTGGACATAGTAGCGCGTGTGCAGTCAAACCTCGACCGTGAATTGGGGCTGACGCAGCGGGAGCGCATATGGTCCGCTGTAGCGGCATCCAACATTGCTGGTGGGATGATCGCTAAAGATAAGTGTGGCTTACTATCGTGGGATTTGAACCCAATATTGGACTACACAATGGAAATGATTGATACGATGCGCGGCCAAGTCACCGCCCCTGTCGTGGATGTAGTGAGTATTATTGGCGACTATATGAATTCCAACATTAAAAGCACGTTGGTGATTAAGGGCGATGCAGACTCGCGCACCTTGCTAGACGCCCCTCCAGCATTGGACCCTACCTACGGGGAACTACGCATCCGATACGAGCCTGATACTAAGGACATATACATAGTCACCAAACCATTCAAAAAATACTGTGTGGAATACCAGATAGACTACGCCGAAACTATAAAGCTGCTGAAGTCGAAAGGTATATTCAAAACCGCGGACGCGAAGCGAATTACCAAGGGGATGAAAATAAGCAACCCTCCTGTGCATTGCCTAGTATTGGATGGAGGCCACCCAGACTTTTTTGACATTGATGATATTGTGAAAACCGCGCAGGCCGACGGCGATGATAGTTGAAGGAGTACTGTACGAAATACCATGGGATAGGTTTAAGAAGGGTAGCGACTTGTTCTTCCCATGCCTTGATTGCAAGCGTGTAAGACGGGAAATTAGACTCCATTTAGCCTCACTATGTATCACTACGGTCCAGAAGGTAGTGATTGTAGACGGGATTAGGGGTTTACGAGTGTGGAGAATCTAGATATAGTGGCCACCGGTAGTTTGCTCCTACCTTTAAGTGTGGTTCACTTGCTCAGAACTAGGACCCTCGCCAGAAATGGCGGGGGTTTTTCCTTATTTACCTCTAGCCTGCATTGCTCCGGGCAACTCGCGCGCCGCATCCTTCTTGGTGAAGGTATCCCCACCGAACTGTAATTCCTTACCCTTCATGGAGGTGTCGAAAGATTTATTGATTGTTTCGCGGGAAATCATCAAGTCTGGAGCAGGCCATTTTTTGTTATGTTCCTCCATTTTTTGGAGGATACCATCCACTTTTTCTCTATCTACTGGGTAACTAACGCGCGTTAGGTTGAGTTTGTGCAGTAGGGCAGTACGCTCTTGTTTCGCCTCACCGGCTAGTTTGTCCCGCTCCATACGCTCTTCCTGCACTTGGGATAGGCGCGCAGGGGGGAAGCCAAGTACCTGTATGGCTATGTTTGCGCCACTGAGTTGGTGTTTAGAGAATATAGTGTCCCCAGCGCGTGACTTTGCCCCTTCGCTACTAAACCTAGCAGCGGTGATAGATGTACGAGCAAACGCGGGCATTATGGCTTCAGCCGCCCGCCCGAATTCGTCCTTATCAAGTTCATCCTTGGCCCGCCCTGCTTTGTCTATCAGCGACAGTATAGGCACATTACCAATAAGGTTGGAAAACCACGTTTGGGCAGTAGAGTCAGTGGCGTAGGAATTATCCCGGAACCATAGGTCGTTGTAGCTAGTACGAGAGGCGACGTTTGCATCAGTAAGTTCAGATAATGCACCGTTGAGGATCATGTCTACCAAAGTGGTTGACTCCGCCCCATCCGTTACCTTCTGCCCTAGCATTTCAGGGAGCCATTCGTAACGGAAGCGATACTCTGCGCTGTTCGCCCCGTAGGGGCTTTGCTTGCGCATTTCCTCGTCATCGTCATCGTCGTCATACATTTCACTGGCTAGGTCTATAATCCACATAGCCACACTGAACAGGGGTAGGCCAGTTATTCCGTTAAACATAATGGCCCCCATAGCGAGAACCCCGGTCATTTCCCGCCAAGCCGCTACTGTATCAGCCTTGCTTACTCCCTTGCCTACTAGCCCCAACAACATACGGCGCGCGGTGCTTATGAAGAAGTGCGTGGTGATTGCAGAGAAGGTTTTGAACTGGAACAGCAAGCGCCCCGTATCCCCTTTGAACACTGCTGGCTTATTAAACTCACTGTAGTTACCGACCGTGCGGTTAACTGTGTCCGCGGCTACGTCGATAGCCAGTTCAAAACGCGCATCCGGGCTAAGTTCAGGTTGTGTCTTACCTAGGCGTGCGTACTCTAATTCGAAGGTAGCCATACCCGCTACTTCACGAGACATACGTTCTGTAGCGGAAATAGCCGCACCAACTACTTTAATACCCAAAGTATAGGCATTCTTCTGGGCATTGAGAGGCGCTTCGTCGTTGCGCAGTACCTCCGTGACAAGCGCACCAAACGTCTCCCGTTCGTCGCGCAGGGTTTTGAACGCCATAGCCAGAATCGGATGGTCCTTCAGGAAAGCGGAACCCTCCAAACTGATAAGATGGTCCCCCCCTTTAATTTTGAAGGCAGCAGAGAATTTGGTTAGCGCCTTCCAACCCTTAACTTCTCCATACTCAGCAGTTAGCCTAGGCAGTACGCGCATAGGGATAACAGTAAGTTGGACAGCGGCAGTAGCGGGCGCGGTCAGGAACCATATGAAAGATGCTTGGCTCATAGCGGAAGCAAACGCGCCCCTTTTTGGGGGGTTCAGTATCTGCATCGCCATATCAGCTACCTGCTTAATCATAGGCTGTAGCTTGTCTGTATCCTTTTGTGGCATACCCTCTAGGGCTTCATACGACGCGTCTATACCGGCCTGTATATCCTTCCCAAATTTCAGTTTGGCTAGTTGGGAGGAGTATTGGTTCCCCTGCACAATAAGGGTGCGCATAAGATCGTTACTATATCCCGTAACTGCCTTGGCGTGGATGAACCGTTTACGGAGCGAGGCTTCCGGGCGCGTGCGTAGATAGGTCTGGTAAAGGTCGTCCTTCAGGTCTTGCTTCATCGCCTCAAGGGCCGCTGCGGGGCTACCATGCTTACTTATATCATATTTGCTGTTGTTTACCGCGGTCAGTTGGTCAATAATCTCGAATTGATCCCGCAGCATTTTGCTACTCTCTTCAAAATCATTATTCATTTCCGCTAGGTCGCCAGTGCTGAAGTAGTCAGGGTCGGCTTGCAATTCTGCTACAGTTTTACCCACAAACTTAGCGTGGTCCCGCATAATGTCGTCCCTCTGGCCGGGGCTATCGCTTAGAAAAAACTGCCGTCCTCCCAACATTTCAGGGTTCTTAATGGACAAGTAATAGTCCCCATGGCGCATAAGTGGGAAGTATACTTTTGGGTATAGCGATGAAGCTGTATCGTGTTCGTCAGTCTCTCCAAAGGCTTCTTCTTGCTCCAGCCGTATAGTGTCGAGCAATTTAGCCTCAGAAGCGGGGTCTAGACCCATGTTCTTGATCTTTTGGTTACGCAGCGTGCGCTCCAACGCGTTCATATCTTTATAATACTGCCGCATCTTAGCATATAGTTTTTGCCCCCCAGCCTGCCTGCCAAGTTCCTTCCATGCGTTATACACTGGCTCTATCTGTTTTTTACGTATGGTTATTTTGCCTTTGTGTGCGCCTTTCGCAGCCTTGTTAGCTGTAGCGTTCATCATCCTTGTCTGATCTTGCACCACAGGGTCAGTGGCGTAAACTTCCTCAAGGGTCTTACTCCCGAAAGTTTCAGGGTCTACTGCGCCAACCCGCGAGCCATGCTGTGCGTCGGACAATTCCTTTACCCCGTACACACGCACAAAATCGCCTAGTTCGTCAGCCAATCTCCCTGTCGCATCAGCCAGTGCAGACCGGAAGGAGGTCATCTTGGGTATTATACGTGCCATACTACGTAGAGCGGTAACAGTCCTAGGGGCCAGTTTCTGTGCTTTTATAAACAGATCATCATGCCAATCAATAATGGCATCCGTGGGCAGGGCGTTAAGCATAGTATCAAAATGTTTCCCGCGGAGGGAAGGTAGGAGTTTCGATACAGACCCCTTCCATGATTCCCAAGCGTGGCCGTCCGCTACAGCTTCCCAGATAGAGTCAGTAAGTTCCTTGAAACTTCTCTGGTTGGTGCCGAAATGTGAAGCCTCCGCTTTCGCAGACACTTTATTATTCGACGCTTGCGCCTTCAGCGCGGCTCTCCCTTCGGGGGAATTGCGGGCCACAACTCCCTTACTACCAGTTATTTCTTTAGCAGCAGACGCTAGGATAGCTCGAACATCCGCATCTGTGTACGGTACTATACGTTTGAAGGCTCTGCTTAACATCCTACCAAATTGACGTACCACCGCGGCTATTTTGGCCATCGGTCCTACTATTGGCCCTCCCTGCTCCTGCATACCCGAAAGCACTTCCTCTACGGATAGAGCCTTTTCGTTACCACGGTCTTTGAAGTCTACGTACTCGTCGGGGTGGGCAGCGGCCCAAGCGTCGGCTTGCGCCCGTACGTTCGGGTTGGTGTCGTATATGTCTTCAAGAACCTTGTCCATTTTGGTTTCAAATTTAGCCCGCAGCCCAACATGCCCCAAGGCTTCATGGAACAGCACAGCTTTCGCCTCTGCCTCGGAGGCAATATTTTCGGCAACAAAGTATAGAGCATTGTCGATAGCCATGCCCTGTATGGTGTCTGCCGCACCCATATCGTCTACTATGGTCTGTATATCGGCAGGGAGGTCTGCGAAGGTTTCGTAGAATTTTGGCTCCAGCCGGGACTTCCAGTTACGCGTTATAGGGAGAACCAAATCCTTTAGTACGTCTACTGTAATAGGGATAGCAGGTTTAGACCCAGTACGTGTACGTAACTTACCTGCTTTCTCTAGCGCGTCTACTTGGAACTGCGCCGTCCACAGCAAGTCCCGGAGGTTTTCCGATACTGGTTCATTGCGGTTCATGTGTAGCGGAGAAGTGGGGGTTTTACTGGTTTCGTCTAGCCCACGGAACGCCAGCCCCGCGTCCATCAACTTCTGCTGGACACCCGCTTTAACAACAACTTTGTTAAACGCCTCTTTCGTCTGTGCTTCTTCAGGTAGCGCGTTGGCTTCTTCGATAGCGTTTTTAATCTTCGCGAACTGGCTAGGGTTTATCTTACCCGACTCCACCAATCCCGCCAGATTACCATATAAATTCTGCATATCCCGCATGAAGGGGGTTATTTCAGGTGCTACCCCCGGCTCTATTTGATCCGCTAGGAGTACAGCGCGCTCCCCGGTTTCTTTGAACTTGGCGTTTGCTTTATGCTCTGTGGCGTTAGCCTTTTTTATCTTACCCACAGTATTGGCTTCCACACCCGCAATCTGCCGCATTAGCCCTGCAAGGGTGCCGTCCTTGAGGGCAACAGTATTTTTCCTCCCATCGTTCATCTGCAACAGCCGGTAGGGTTGGGTATCCTTGGGGAGATAGTGGTATTTATATTCTTGGTTAATACCACTAGTGTTTTGTATGCTGTCGTTAACCAGCGCTGCTTGCTCAGAGAACGGCAGGGCCGCTAATTCGGCTTCCGCTTCAGGGGATATTTCCTCTACTGGCGCAGGTGCAGGTGCTTCCTCCATAGCTACAGGCGTAGATGTAGAGTCTACTTGTACGTCTTCTATGGCTACTGGCGCAGGTGCAGGTGCTTCCTCTACTGGCGCAGGTGCAGGTGCTTCCTCTACTGGCGCAGGTGCAGGTGCTTCCTCTACTGGCGCAGGCGCAGGTGCTTCCTCTACTGGCGCAAGGCTGCCATCTTGGTTAACCTTACCTTCCATCATATCCCGGAATAGCCCCATACCACCGGTTTTCCGCTGCTCATATTCCTCGCGTGTAATGTTTGGTTCGTCTGCTAACACCGCTGCGTAATTCTCCGCATCGCGCGCAACTTTAAGCCTTTCTACCGCGCCGGTAGTCATATCCCCATATTGTATTTCCCCTCTCTTATACTGTTGGAAGCTTTCCTGATCTGGGTCAGCATCCACAGGGGATATTTCCGGCATCGGTGCAGTAGTTTTTGGTATGGTGTTCAATCCACGCTCTTTAGCAACTACATCGACTGCCTCTGCGGGGTCCACCAGCGGGTCGGTGGCGCGTGCTAACCTGTCCGTAGTCTGATTGACTAGTTTTTGTATTTCAGGTGTTTTGAGGTCCAACTCCCGGCGGGCTACTTCCGCTGCCACTAGTGGTTTATATGCTGCTTTTCTTTCCGCGACTGTACGCAGCGAAGAAATATCCGCAGTTTCCTTATTGAGCCTCGCTGTGGGCTGGGAATCCGGTAGTGATACCCCTTCTCTAGTATTCAGAGGCTCTATAGGACTAGACTCTATTCCTACATCGGCGGGTGTTTCATCTAATAGTGGGTTTACCAGCGGCAGGGCAGCCGCGGTGCGAACCACCTCCTGCGCCATTGCAGGGTCTGCAGCGATTTCAGGGTTTGCTAGGAACCCAGCGGCAACCCGCTCTTTTTTGGCAGGCTCTAGAGTTACCCCAGTAGCTGCTTCAGCATCGTCTACAGCTAGTGTATCGTTTGCTGCTCTCGTTCCTGCTTCACCCCGAGGTACCAGTGGGCTAGGTGCTGCCACTCCTCCTGCTGTAACATCGCTAGGCGCGGCGGCAGGTTCTGTTCCGCCAACGGTATTGGACTCACCAGTACGGCGAAAGCCGTTGAGACTTCCGGCAGGGTTAACGGCTGCGGCGGTGCCCCCGGCGTCTGGTACAGTGTCTCCAACGGTTGCAAGGTCTGCTGCGGCTGGGGCGTTTGGGTCGGGGAGGGCTTTCCCTTGCGCGATAGCATCGGCAATAGGTACTCCGCTATAGAGGCTGCGAAACCTGCGCGCCTCATTCGCCCTATCCGGCGTAGGATCATCCTTAAACGCTTCACGTATCTTCTCCTCGTCTGAAGGTGGAAGTACAATCGCTTCTTCAGCCTTATCAACCCCATCAGCATCGCGCTGCTTGACCCTTTTTAGGGTTTTGTTCTCCACCCTAACGTTATGCACACCAAGACTACCACCAAGTATGCCCCCAGCCAAGCCTTCAAACGCGGCCTGCCCCGCCACACCGCGGGATAGTGGTACATCAAAACCCTGTCGTTGCAGGGCTAGATTCTGCGAAAACTGCCCCTGCCCTGCCTGTGTAGCCTCAGTTAGGCCTTCTACCGCAAATTCCTTCGCTCCTTCTTTAAGCACACTTTTCTTGGTTACTTCTTTGCCTGCGGCTCTAGCTACTTCCTTAGCCGCGGCTTTCGCGGCTATTTCTTTTGTGGTCTGGATACCTAGGGTTTTCGCCAACACACGGGGCACACCGAGTCTGTTTGCTATACCTCCAATAACACCCCCCAAAGCGATCATATCAAGGTTTTCGCCCCCATATGACTGGGCTTCTGCTGCGGCTTCTGCTGCGCTTTTCTCATTCACTCCTGCTTTCAGCAGGGCTTCTTCTGTAGCATCGTATATAGAGCCTTTAACGACACCCACACCACCAGCAATGGCTGTACCACCCGCAACAACCGAACCCCCCAGTATGGAGGCAACATAAGGTGCGGCACTGCCAACGACCATAGAAAGCGTATCCAAAGGGGCTACCCCTATTGACTTAGTAGCAGCCTTGAAATTCTCCCAGATACCTTTATCTTCGGCTTCTTTGAACAACCGCCGCTGCTCTGCTGCATCCTTCTTAGACTGCGCGGAACGGAAGCTGCTTACCCATGAAGCCATATCCTTCATAGTATCCGACACCGCATTGTCTGCACCAAATAAATCCACGATAGACGCAGCGCTACTTATTGCACTCTCGGCAATAATGAGGGGGCTATCTGCTACACTGCGTAGGATACTCTGGTCGTCTTCCGCTGCTTTCTCCCTTGCGGCTCTTTTTTTGGCCGCTGCCGGGGAAATTAGGTATGCTATTATCTCACTACTAGGCACTCCGGCTGAACTAGCCGCCGCTGTGTCATACCCGTATTTTTCACCTAGATACGCAGCTATTTCGGCGTCTGGGACTCCGGCTTTACGCGCTGCCTGCAAATTATAACCCATTATGAATCAAACGACGCCGCGGTGACGCCAAGGTTAAAATTATCTGGCTGCTGGCTAGGTCTAGCCTCATACTTAGCAATATCTGCTCGCGTTTCTTGGTCCATAGCTGCCTGTAGCGCCATAGCCCGTAACTCTGATTCTGCTTTTGGATTACCGTTCTTTTTGAACAGGCCAAAAGCTGCGGCCTTACCATTTTCATACGTTTTGTAATTCTCGCGTTGGCGATCCCTCATAACGTTGTAGATTGTGTCCGCAGCCCGCTGTGTCTGTGGTTTGGAAGCCTCTACTGTAAGTCGTGTATTTATAGCAGTTGCGCGTTGCTGGCGTCCTGCGAGTATTTCCTCCTGCTTCATACCGTCGCGTCTAAGTTGGTCTTCTTGGTCTGTAAGTTCTTTGCGCAACAGGTTATCGACAGAAGATTTATACAAAGCAATACCGACACCTGCGTCTCTTTCGAGGTCTGCGTTGCCGCTGGCCTCAAGCGCAACTTGCGCGTTCAGGGTTTCCATATCGGATGCTTTACGCGCTGCTGTGGCTTCTTGTGCAGCAGGTAGCGCAGCATTAGCCGCGCTGCCAAGGTCAGTAAGGAAATTACCCGACTTACCCGCAGCCGTGCCGAAACCAACTTGCGCCAGCATGGACCACATATCCTGATCCTTCTGTGCTTTCTTGGCTTCAGGGGAACGCTCCTTGGCCAACGCTGCCATAAGTTCATCCCTATTGGTATAATCTCTGGGCACCATCTGTTTGTATTCGCCAACGTACTCGCTGGCTATTCCGGGTTCTAGGCTGGGCAGTCCTGTCGCTGCTTGGTCAGTGGTAAGGGGTTTTTCGTTTGTCTTCCCATCAAGCGCCCTAGTGTTCGTAGCCACGTAGTCACGGGTTTCTTTTAGCATTTTGGACAGCCAGTTTTTCCCGTGTTTTTTAATCGCCTTTTGTGTGGCATCCGGACCGGCGTTATACGCTGCCCACGCTTTCGCTGGGTCGCCACCAAATTCATTCATCATAGCGTTAAGATAGTCGGTACCAAAACGTAGGTTATCCTCTTTTGAACCATCCCACGCATCCACACCATAGCCCGGATCGCGCCCTGTAGCTGGCATTATTTGCATAAGCCCTTTCGCCCCTTTATGACTCACTGCGTTAGGGTTATTCCTGCTCTCACTATAGGAGGTTATTGGTACCATACGTTCTATAGTTGACCCCCCACCAGCAAACGCAACCAGCCCTCCACCAGCCATAGACGGCTGCTCCGCGCCGAACATTTGGTCGGGTACAGGCAAGTCCGTCAACCCCTGCATAGGTGGAGCAATCATCGCACCCTCAGGAGGAGGACCGCCCATACCCGTGGGAGGACCACCCATGCCTTGTTGAGGAGGCATGGCCCCCGGTCCTCCCGGTTGCGGAGGCGCGCCCTGCTGCTGCTGCTGCGGAGGTGCGAACACCTGCTGCACTACAGTAGGTGGTGCGCCTTGTCCTAACATATCCCTAGACCGCATACGGTCAATAAACATCCCCGCCAACGTGCCCGCTGTGGGGTCAACAAGCCCTTGCTGCATCGCCAAGGCTATTTTCTGTTTGCTACCGCCATATTCCTTGGCGATTGTTTCCGGCTGCATCATATCAAAGGAAGTTGTTTGGTCCACCATATCATCCTCTTTGGTACATATTATACATACTCAACCCACCAAGCCCCAAACCGCCAATCTGACTGGCTAGGGAAGTAGGGGGAGCGTAAGTCGTTGATGTAGACCCCATCGTCATAGGAAGCCCACGGAGCAGGTTGTTATAATACCCAAGCTGCTCGTTGCTATAATCCCGTTGGCGTAGGAAGTCGGCATATTGTTGGTCCAACTGTGTCTGCTGCATCTGCTGGTACTGGTCGCCCACACCCTGCTGCGCACCATAACGCTGGAGGTCCATCTGCTGCTGCGTCTGACCAAGTTGTCCTAGGCTATTGGCGCTATCTAATGCAGTCTGGTAACCCTGCATACCAAGGCTACCACCGAACTGACGGGACTGCTCGTACATACGCTGTGCATCAAGGTTAGCTTGTTGGTTAGCCTGCTGTGCTTGGAACCCGTATTGTGTGCCAAGCTGCTGCGTATCCATAGCCGCACCAAGGTTGGTCTGGCCTACGTTGTACTGCATCTGTTGGTTGGAGAGCGCCGCCCGCATCGCTTGCTCTGCGTTCATACCTTGTGTCTGTAACTGCGCTTGCAAGTTCTGGACATTCGCCTGTGATTGGGAGTCTAGGTTGGCAAACGCCGTCTGCATATCTGCCTGCGTCTGTAGCCCTTGGGTCTGTAGCCCAGCGTCCAAATTTGCCTGTCCGGTACCAAACTGCATCTGCTGGTTGGAGAGCGCCGCCCGCATCGCTTGGTCTGCATTAAGCCCCTGTGTTTCCAGCTTGGCCGCGAGGTTCTGTACGTTCGCTTGTTGTTGGCTGTCCATGTTAGACAACGCCATCTGCATATCCGACTGCGTCTGCAAGCCCTGCGTCTGCAAGCCCGACTGCTGGTTGCCCTGTGCTATTGATAAGTCAACACCCTGATTGGCTAGAGCCGCCCGCATCGCTTGGTCTGCATTAAGCCCCTGCGTCTCTAGGCTGGCGGCAAGGTTCTGCACCGCAGTCTGTTGGCCTGCGTCGAGGTTAGCAAACGCAGTCTGCATACCAACATTAGCACCCAGTTCTTGCGTACCCAGAGCCGCCTGTAAGTTAGACTGCCCTACCTGTAAGCCAGCCTGTTGGTTCGCAAGGGCAGCGCGCATAGCCTGTTCAGCATTAAGCCCTTGATTCTGAAGCTGTGCGGCTTGGTTTTGGACGTTCGCTTGCTGCTGCGAACTCATATTTGCTAGTGACTGCTCCATGCCAGTCCGCGTGCCCAATTCCTGCACACCAAGACGCGCCTGTAGGTTGGTCTGATCCGCGGACATTCCGGCACCACGATCCCGCTCAAACTGCTGCTGCGCGTTCTCGTATGCCCCTTGTAGGCCTTTATATTGAATATCACTTAGGTTCTGGTTCAGGCCTCGCTCGCGCTCCAACCCCGCAAGGGCTTGCCGTGAACCACCGTAGGTGCCCTGACGCGCCGCGCCTAAGTCATCTACAAGCTGGCTCTTCTTGGCGTCGGTTATGGCTTCCCGTTTGGTTGTATCCACCACATTCTGGATATATGGCGACATATACTGGTCAGCCTGCTGCCGCCCAAATATTTCAGGCTGCTGCATCTGGAACTGCTGCAACATGGGGTTGTAGTTAGACTGCGCGCCTTGCATCTGTGGGGTAGTGTTAGGGTCCACACCAAACCCGGATACCTGCTGCGCTTGCCCCATCTGATATTGTTGCAGGTTGGGGTTAAAGCTAGTCTGCCCACCTTGCATCTGGGGGGAACCATACTGCTGTGCGCTTACATCACCCACATTGCCCATCATGATATTTTGCAGGTTAGGCGAATAGCCAGACTGCGCGGCCTGCATAGAGCCACCCTGCTGCGTGGACGGGTTCACCATTCCGGGCAAACCCATCTGCATATTCTGTAAATTCGCTTGATACCCTGTCTGCGCCGCACCCGTCTGTGGGCTACTGGCGTTCTGATATCCAACACCGCCAACACCGCCCATCTGGTATTGGTTTAGATTTGGCTGGCCAATTTGCTGCGCCGAAAACTGGTACGGGCTGTACTGGGACGCACCTAGCGCGCCTAGACCCGCCGTAGAGGCTAAGTTGGACGCAGTGCCCATCTGCCCCGGCTGTTGCATCCCCATTATATTCTGCTGGCCCTGCAACTGGTAGGGGTTGAAATCCGCTTGGCGCTCGGCAGTATAGGGTTGGTAAGGCTGGTTGAGATTTGCCTGTGCCGACTGCATCATATTCATGAAGTACGGTTCTGCGTACTCCGGCAGATTGCTGGTGGTAGTAGTGACTTGTTGCTCTGTTGGAGCTTTAGATGCGCCCATTATACAACCACCTTCTCTTTAGCTACTTCAGCAGGGGTAATATCAATTTCAAAAGCCAGCCAACGCCGCTTGGCCCCTTCATTCTTGAACATACGCTCCCAGCCTTCACGGCCCATAGCTTCTAGTTTCACACAGCCGTTGTCTGCCCCCCACTTTTTTAGCAGGTCCAGCATTGGTATCTTCCATTCCGGCCCGTCTTCGCCACCAATAAACATCATATCCAGAGCCTTTAGGCGTGGGTATTGTACAAACCCTGTGACTACGGCTCCTTTAATACCAGTACCATCGAAAGCAATCCAGAGTTTATATCCCAGAGTTTCCACAAGGGCGAGAATATCTTCCGATTCATAACGGCCACCAGAGTAGGCAGCGCCCTTCTCTATATATTCCTCAATGTCGGGCCATAATTCCCTTGCTAGTTCATTAGGGACCATGGACGCCTGCATGGGTATTTTCTCTACCAACATTACATTGCGCTCTTGGCTAGTTTGCTATCGTGCCCACGTTTGGCTTTTCGGCGGGAATCCTGCGCTTTATCCATCAAGGCATATAGCTTGTCCGCGCCCTTTTTCACATTCCCGCCGCCCATCATCCTAACAGAGTTAGGGGAGAAGACCACTTCATCACGGGCTACTCTGGCTGGTGCGCTACCGTTAATACTCGCAGGTACGTCATCACTGACCCCATCGCCGCGGCCCATAACAGGCGTACCACCATAACGAGATAGGAACTCCTGCCCCGCACCGCTGCTACCATTACCTAATTCAGATACGGTGCGCGCATCAACTACAAAGGAGTCGTCCTGCAACGGTACAGGCTGCCCTCCCCCCTGCATGGCCTGTTTATGCCAGTCAGGTGCTTGGAGGTTATTTGGGTTTGGGATATTATTAAAACTGAACGGGTTACGCTGCGCTTGCGCCTGCGGTTGCGTTTGTGCCTGCGGTGAAGGGGTTGGACCTGTTGGGCCACCCCCCTGCTTTTGCATGGCTTGTATCATTTGCTGTAAATCAAAACCACCTGCGCCACTCGTGACGCCCATACCTCCGTAACCTCCCCCATATCCTCCATATCCTCCAGCGCCACCACTGGTAGGTGCCATTGATACTTGAGAGAACCCATGGTCTACCTCACCGCCACCAGCATATCCCGCGGGAGGGTTCTGGGAGGCATAATATCCCGCGTTAGGGTTTTGGAACCACATTTGCTCGGACGAAGTGGCCCGCGGGTCACGCTCTGTATATCCACGATCTTTCGGGAGATACGGTCCTTCGTATGGGTATTTATCTTTTTTCTCGGGGGGTTTGTACGCCCCACCTTCAAGCGCACCGCTAACACCTCCTAGGATACCCAGACCGCCCATAATAGGCCCAGCGTTCTTCAACATACCGCTGTCTGCAATACGTGTGGCGTCCGCAAATCCACCCATGAACCCCTGTTGGGGAACATTACCTACCATTATAGGGGACGCCCCTACACCGGAGCCTATGCCCGCGGCGGGGAGGATACTTGTGGGTGCGCCTGCGCCTGCTGCCATACCCCCTTCAGCGGCCATTTTTGCCAAAAACTCAGGCGAGGATTGGAGTGCCGCCATACCCGGTATACTTGGTGCCACTCCAGCAGCTACACCTGCGCCCGCTGCACCACCACCTTCAGCAGCAGCTTGCGCTAGAATCTCGGGAGATATCACGTTCCCAATACCACCTGCCGCTCCTGCGCCAGTGGCCGCCGCGCCCGGAACCGCCCCTGCTGCCCCTGCTGCCCCTGCTGCCCCTGCTGCCCCTACGCCACTGGCTGCCGCGCCTGTGCCCATATTTGCCCCAAACATACCAGCATTACTACTTAACAACCCGCCAGCGTTACCCCCAAGAAGGGACGACCCTACGCCAAGGCCCCCAGCTAGACCCGCGCCACCGAAGGCACCGAGGCCAGCCATAAGGCCTTTGTTAAGATCACCAGTAAGTATCCCGGTGCCTCCACCTACCATAGCAGCGGCAAGAGGCGCACCGACTCCCGTGGCTGCAAGCAATCCACCTGCTACCATAGGGAGAATGCTGGATAGGAACCCAGCCTCTGGAAGACCCGTATCGGGGTTAATAGTGAGGGAGCCTCCATGCGCCATAGCCAACCCTTGCAGGCTGTTAATTTCGTTGGGGGTCATATGGATAAGCTGCGTATCTTCGCCACGGCCCCGTGACTGAATCTGCTGCGCCATGCCGTGATATGCGGAGGATTGGTCGGTCACGTATGATTCCTATCTAGCTTGTGGCTACGCTTATAGTACGAAAACGCCGCCAAGGGAACAACTCACTTTTCTTCAGGGGTTGGTAACGTTGTCATTTGTGCGTCAGCTTGCTCTTTAATCTTCATAAGCAGTGGGAATACCCCACTTGAAGTAGGGGTCTGGCCTAGCACGTTAGCAATAGTCTGTACTTCGTCTATAGACAATTCTAGTTTAATATTCATCATATACTCCTCAAAAGTTAAACGGGGTTATCATGTTTTATGCTTTCGCTCTAGAAGCAGTTGCCGGATTGTTAGCAGGTTAAGGAGTTGGTCGGAGACGCTCATGATTCAGCCGGTGATGCCCAAGGGAGGGGCGGGGTCACAAGTGGCGGGCTTGCCAACGCCTCGATCTGAAGACCTAGGTTGTCTTCGTAAGCTGCGACCTGAACCGCCCCCATAGTGCTATGCACCCAGCCAACGACATGGGCTTGTGTCAGTGATGAGAAGTCCGTGAACTCGCTGGCAGAGACAAGCGGGATGTTCAATACCCCGCGTATGGTAGCCGAATGAACACCACCCGTCCCAGCCAGCATCCATCCGATAGTGGAGACCACGTTATATTTACCCGCTACGTCAGAATAACACTGCATTTCAGTGATCGACCAAGTTTTTACGATTTGTGCCATATTTTTCCCTCTCACAACCGGCTGGTGGAGTAGCAATATTGACGCCAAAACCCGCCGCCATCACAGATAGCTATTATCGAGGCATTGGCGGGGAAGTTAGTACCCATATCGCTTCCGTAAGCGTAAGCGAAAGTGACCGCGCCACCGCTAATGTTGGAGAGCATCAAACCCTCCCCCGATGCGTAGCCTGTTGACGGGAATGTTATTGTTATTCCCGAAGCTACGATAAGCACATTCGTTCCTTTGTCGGCGGCCCCTAGCGTCTTAGAAGCCCCGACGACGTTCTGCCAGTTAGACTGAATGCCCGGTTTGTTTGACAGATTGGCAAACGATCCTGATGTGGCTACTGTGGCCAATCCCGTAACGTCGGCTGCGGGAATTGTTGCAGACGCGGTAAAAGCAGATGTGCCGTTGCCTTTGGTGTAGCCGGTCAGTGTGGCTGCTCCTGTGCCACCATTGGCCACTGGCAACGTCCCACTGACCTGTGTAGTTAGACTGACACCTGAAAGCGTTCCGCCAAGTGTAAGCGCACCAGAAGTGGTGACTGAACCCGTCAGGGTAATTCCATTGACTGAGCCAGAAGTGGTGACAGAAGTGACTGTACCCGTGTTCGATGTAAACCCAGATGGGTTGGCAGCGGCGTAAGCACCTAGCGCAGTAAGTGCAGCACCGGCAGATGTAGCGCCTGTACCGCCGTTGGCGATAGGCAATGTTCCGCTTACTTGCGTAGTCAGGCTCACGCCTGAAAGGGTGCCGCCAAGGGTAAGGCTACCAGAAGTGGTGACTGTTCCAGAGAGCGTTATTCCATTGACCGATCCAGCCGTTCCAACAGAAGTGACTGTACCATTATTCTGTGCTGCAATTGTAACCGATCCGGCTCCATTGGTTACGGTAATGCCCGTTCCCGCAGTTAGAGTACCCTTAGCCAGTGTGCCGCCTGTTGTGTTCCCGATTAGCAATTGACCGTTCGTATATGCAGTTTGTCCCGTACCGCCTTGCGCCACAGTAACGGCTGTGTTGGAAGTCAAGACCGTGGCCGAAGCATTGGGGAAAGTAAATGTTTTGGCCGATGCAGATGGGCCGCTGACTGCGAAGAAGGAATTATTCGTTCCGCCGTTTGCTACAGGTAAGACACCGCTAACCTGTGTGGTCAGGCTCACGCCCGAAAGCGTACCACCGAGGGTGAGAGCGCCGGTAGTGGTGACTGAACCCGTCAGGGTGATTCCGTTGACTGAGCCTGCCGTAGTAACCGAAGTCACGGTTCCAGCGTTGTTGGTATAGCCGCTAGGGTTGGAGGCCGCATAGGCTCCAAGGGCTGTAAGCGCCAAAGGTGCCGTTATTGCTCCAGTGCCGCCGTTGGCTATTGGTAACGTCCCGCTAACCTGTGTAGTCAGACTTACTCCAGAAAGCGTACCGCCGAGGGTTAAACTACCAGAGGTGGTGACTGAACCCGTCAGAGTGATTCCGTTGACTGAGCCAGAAGTGGTGACAGAAGTGACTGTACCGGTGTTGGTGGTGTAGCCGCTAGGGTTGGAGGCCGCATAGGCTCCAAGGGCTGTAAGCGCCAAAGGTGCCGTTATTGCTCCAGTGCCGCCGTTGGCTATAGCAAGGGTTCCAGCCATCGTAACTACGCCAGAGGTGGTTACAGGACCGCCAGAGAAAGTAAGCCCGGTAGCCCCACCAGAAGCATTTATGCTAGTCACAGTACCTGTGGTAAGTCCTGCTGCGCCTATTGAAATACCCCCGTCACTATTAGTGATGGATATATTAGCCCCCGCAGTCAGGGTGGCTTTCGCTAATGTGCCGTCAGTTTTCCCTATAAGCAACTGACCATCAGTATATGTAGTCTGCCCAGTGCCGCCATAGGCTGTGGCTAGTTCAGTAGTGAGGGTTATCGTACCCCCTATAAAACTATCCGCGGTATAGGATTCTGCTTGGTTTGGAGTAAGGCTATCCAACTTATTAAAGTATATAGACAACGAGCGAAGAAGCTGGTCCTGCTGCGCTTTGCTGTACTCTGTGGTCGCCAGCGGTAAAGGAGGGGCTTTAGAGCCTACTAGCGCCATTATCGTTTACCTGACAACCGTGCGTCTAGCCGCGGGGCACCAAGCCTCCACTGCACCCCAAGGGTATCCGAGTTTATTTTTATAGCCATCTGCCGTGCGCGGGCGCGGATAAACACCTGTTCTGTGTAAATATCAGCAGAGGCTTCAATTACATCCTGCGTATCAGCGGGATCATTTTGGTACGCGCTACCCGGAGAGCGCCGCGGGCGTATCTCTAGACTCACTGTGGGGGTAGTTGCCGTAGAGCCATCGAACCGTAGATCAGGGATAAGCCGCTTGGTCAGCATAAAATCTTCCCCATCAGCAAGGTCGAAGTCATTAGACTGTATATAACTAGTCATTGCTACACCATCAGCATCAAGCCCATCTTCTTGGCTATACAACTTGCTGTTGGTTACAGTCGTCCCGTCCCAGTCACTTGTTGCGGAGACAATGTTGTTTCGCACAGAGGTATCAAGCCAAGCTGTCCTACCCATAGTGCCGTAGTACCACACCTGCTCCACATAATTATAAATCACATAGCGATCATTCCAGTTAGAAGACCCGCTGGGGTAGTGCCACCAAATTTCATCCCATGCTTCGTTGGTCCCACAGACAACCTGCTCCGCCTGCCCAAAGTTGAAATCTCCAAACACATAATCCGACACCGAACTTTCCAACGTCTGTACTTGACCGGTATATGTGTAGAATTTCCGGTTGCCCATCCAATACACGACACTCCCGGAGGTTACGCAGGCGCGGGGAGACATAATGGATATGTTGCTAGCGTACTCCTGCATCCCAAATACATCTGTGGTCCCTAAAAATTGGAGGCCGTAGAGGGTGTTATCCGTCCACACCAATATTTCCTGCCGTGTAGGCATCGCGCGCACTATCATAGAACCACGGGATGCTCTCAGATCACCAGCGGTATTTGTGACCGATGGCGTCCAGTCTTCAGGCGTGTCTTGATCCGCCCACCTTATAAGCATAGGGTCGAAATCGGTGGTATCAGTAGACCCGAAGGGCACCGCGCCAAACGCTAGTAGGTGCCTGTCATTTTGGGATATCAATATCTGGTTAACTTTAGAAGGAACGGCGTCGGGGTCAAACGCAGCCGCGGTGGCCAGCGAAGCAAGAGTAACCGCTTTAGTATCTAATGCTGTTCCGGGGTCCGCCAAAACCCCCCGCGCCCAGTAATATATAGACCCACCCCGTGGGGCCGCCACTAAGTCGTTATCAAAATTATCAAGCCACCAATCCCGCTGCGAGAAGTATATAGGGGTAGTAGAACCTAACCCCCAGGCGTCTCTCCCCCAAGTATCCGTACCCCACCCATACCCGGCGGTTAACACCGGATTACCAGCGGCGAGTTCAAAATCTATACTGATAGTAGTGCCCCCACCTGTGGTGGTAGAGGTCGCCGCAGAGGTAGTTTCAAAAGAGAAAGATGAAGTCGTTACTACAGTAACCTCGTGGTTACCATTTAACTCCGCCACAGGAACACCACCAATATCCCCTACAACTCCACTAATCGTGACAAAATCACCAGTACTAGCGTTATGCACCGTGCCTAGGGATACTGTTATTGTAGTAGTGCTAATAGTAGTCCCAATGGAGTTATCCGTATCTGGGGTGGACATAACAGGGTTAGTGGCCCGCAGAGGAGTAATATTATAAATATACCCCCCTACTTCCAGATAGAGTTTACTGTTTGTGCCCAAACTAAGTATGTTATCATTGTAGGAAGTCACCCAGTTGTGCATTTGGCGGCACACCCCGCTGTAAGTGGTGGAAGTAGCGCTCTTCCACCCGCCTATCTTTTCTGGATACCCCGTGCGGAAGCGAATTTTATCACACTCCCACCAGCCCCCTTCACCGGAATAGTTGGTGGTGTTGCGGTTAATCCCCGGTTGAAACTGGAGCTTTATGAACGCCATATTATGCTCCAGTGTGTAGTTTGTACGGTGCAGTTGGGGCCATAAATCACATTTGTCTGGTTATCTGTTATCTTTAACCGATACACACCAGATTTTACTATGGTCTGCCCTGTTCCAACGGCCACTGTGCGGGTAAAAGTTGTGGATACTGAAGTAGCAGTGTTAGCTGTGGCCACGTCCCCAGAGACGTATTCCCATAGGTAGGTGTATGGAGTGGACCCCCCCACAACCGTACCGCCAGTGGCCGAGGATGTGGTTGTCGTTACATTACCTGCACCTGACCGGATGTTAGCCCCGGAGACAAAAGTGGACCCCCCCAAAACCGCAAACTGGGATGTACCATAAAAGTTACGTATGGAAATCGCCCCAGTAGTGGGTACTGCCCCATAAGTACCAGTAGTGCCCGTTGGGACATATGCCCCACCAGCATAATACTCACTTAACCCTATTGGGTTCGCCCCACCAAACTCCGTCTGGATACCAGATAAGGATAAGGGTGTGGTATCATTTGCGGGTAGTGCCATTATTTATTACCTTCACTGCATGACCACGTAGCACATCTACTTCTATTTTCAATTCCTTGATCGCTTGGAATGCTACAGCAACCAGTTTTTCATAATCCACCGCGAGCGTATCATCGTTGCGGGTTCGTACTGCTAGTGGGAATACCGGCTCAATATCCTGCGCAATAACCCCAAAATCTGCTTTGCGCATAAAATAATCATCTACCCCACCATGGGTTTCTATATATTCATCTGTCCAATCAAAAGTTTTCCCCCCAACAGCCATAATAATATCAAGCGCTGCGCTGATAGGTTGTATATTTTCTTTCAGTCTGGCGTCCGAAGAGTAGTATGCAGTAACGTTATTTGTTGCACGGATTTCACCCGTAGTGCCTGATGGGGCCGTGCCTACCCCAAGGGAAACAAGCTGCGTACCGGTGCCATTAAAGATCGCCATAGAAGTAAATACGTTAGTGTTCCGAAGAATAAGAGAACCAGCAGAAGCGCTGCCCCCAGCTACATCAATATAGATTGTAGACGCAGTACCGAAGTTACGTACCCCAGAATTATCACCAATCTGTAAGGCTGTGGCCTCCGTTGCCGTAGAAACATACCCAACAGCGGTATAGGTGTTGCCCGTGTTCAGCGCGTTAGCTGTCGTAGCTGTCGTAGCTGTCGCTGCATTACCACTAATACCTATATCCCAAGTACCAGTGGCCCCGGTGCCTGCCAAAGCTGGAACGCCTAGAGCCGTCCGCGCAGCGGAGGCAGACGTAGCGCCCGTACCACCGTTGGCCACAGCCAGCGTGCCCGCAAGGGTTAGAGTACCGGTAGAGTTAATAGGTCCCCCAGTGAAGGAAAGACCGGTAGTCCCACCCGAAGCATCCACACTAGTAACCGCGGTAGAATTTATCGTCACCGACCCAGAACCATTAGTCACGGATATACCTGTGCCAGCCGTCAGAGTGGCTTTGGTAAGCCCGCCGCCTGTATCCCCGATAAGGAGTTGGCCGTTCATATAGGTCGTTTCACCTGTGCCGCCGCTAGTTTCCGCCAGTGTAGCGCTTAGACTCGCCGCGCTACCTGATACGCTAATACCCCAAGTACCAGTGGCCCCGGTGCCTGCCAAAGCTGGAACACCTAGAGCCGTCCGCGCATTTGCCGCGGTTGTGGACCCCGTACCGCCGTTGGCTACAGCCAACGTACCTGCAAGGGTTAGGGTGCCTGAAGTAGTTATAGGCCCACCTGAAAAGGAAAGGCCGGTGGTTCCACCCGCCGCGTCCACGCTAGTAACAGCCCCACCGCCTGTCGCCGCAATAGTTATAGTCCCGGTGCCGTTTGTAACTGTAATACCTGCCCCCGCGGTTAGGGTGGCTTTAGACAGGGTGTTCCCTGTGGTGTTCCCAATAAGTAGTTGGCCGTTTGTGTAAGTAGTCTGCCCTGTACCACCACTGGCAACCGCGAGGGTCGCGCTAAGACTTGCAGAACTACCGGCGATATTACCACTTACCTTGGAACCCGCAAGGGAGGTGATCCATGCTGGGTCGGCATAGGAGCCTGTGGTTACCACACCATTGGTAGCGGTGGCCGCGTTACCCGAAATGGCTATCCCCCATGTACCTGTCGCGTTCGTACCAGTAGTACTTGGCGCGCCTATGGTATTGTAACTGATGGTGCGTGCAGTAGAGCCATCAAAAGTGGTCCCTGAAGCTGCCCCCAAACCACCATTGTTAAACGTAGACGCCGCCGCGGTAGCATTAGCCGTCGTAGCCGTCGTAGCCGTGGTCGCAGACGTAGCCGTGGTCGCAGACGTAGCCGTGGTCGCAGACGTAGCCGTTGCCGCGTTGCCACTAATAGATATACCCCAAGTGCCAGTGGCCCCGGTGCCTGCCAAAGCTGGAACACCGAGGGCTGTTCTGGCTGCCGAAGCCGTTGTGGACCCCGTACCACCGTTGGCTACAGCCAACGTGCCTGCAAGGGTTAGGGTGCCTGAAGTAGTTATAGGCCCCCCTGAAAAGGTAAGTCCTGTAGTTCCGCCCGAAGCATCCGTGCTGGTTACAGTCCCGTTGTTATCCGCAGCGATAGAAATTGTTCCGGTACCATTTGTAACGGTAACGCCTGTGCCAGCCGTCAGGGTGGCTTTAGATAGGGTATTCCCTGTGGTATTCCCGATAAGTATTTGGCCATTTGTGTAGGTAGTCTGCCCTGTACCACCCACTGCCACTGCCACAGTGCCGGAAGCTACGTTAGAACCATTAAAGTTGGTTAGCGAGGCTGCGCTGCCCGAATTTGAGCCAGTCCCCCCTGACGCTACAGGAAGAGGAGAGGATAGCGTCAGGGAAGATAAATGCGTTGTTACATCGACGACATTGGTGCCATTATTATAGACCCACATCGTCTTACCGGAAGGGACAGCCACACCCGTACCGGTGGAATTTTTCACCGTAATGGTATCCACACAGCCGTTGCTGATAATATATGCTTTTTCAATTGCTGGCACGATAAGGTTTTGCGCCCCCCCGGAAGTACCAGTAAGGTTGAGCCGTATCTTACGCGCTGCTTGCGTGGTGTTGGTATCTGTTAATGTGAGCGTCACAGGGCCAGAGGTAAAGGTAACGCTGGCTGTAGCCGCGATTGCTTCCTCCACAGCCGTGCCGAGGTTCACGTTACTGACGTTCCCCCAAGTGGTGCTGTTTTCACCTGTGGCCATCAACTGGAACTTGAGGTTGCTATATGTGCTAGCCATTATCTACCCTTACAATTGTTGTTTCATACTACCGGAATATCCCCCCAATCAGGGATTTGAATATCAGGCACGGCACTCCAGCCGGGATTCTGCCCATCAACTACATTACTCCAGTTTAACACCCCGCTTGTAAGGGCAAACGCGCTAACTCCTGCGACATATACAGGATAAATTAGCTTTATGGTAGCAGTTCCTGTGCTAGCTGTAGCAGAAATACCAGTAGTTGCTACGTTAATTGGGAGCGCCACCTCCGCCGCCCGCCCCCTGAGAGGTCCCGTCCCCTAACCCTGAGCATCCTGAACCCCACGCCTCGAACGTGATCGACGTGACGCCCGAAGGGATAGTGAAGCTGCCTGTCCCGGTCGCAGTGACTGTTACGGTAGTCATTTGATTCTCTTCCCGAAGAACCAAGCCTTGTCACCGGAGAACGCTAGTAATGGTACGTAATCTATAACTAGCCGCAACGGCAGGGAGAGGGAGTTGAAGCTGTCCAGCACAAACCACTCCTCTTTCCCCCGCACTATAAGTAGCGCGTGGTCCCGCCGAGCTACCAAATCCTTAACCAGAAAAAGGTATATATCAGGGTCTTTGTATCCTGTGGATAGCAGGATAGCCCGTTTAACAAGGGCTATATCTTCACAGTCCCCATAACCCCTCTCCAAAGTTTCCTTCGGGGTGGTCCATTCATCCGTAGCGTCCGCTTGGTACATAATCTTCCTGTTCACCATAACATCCACAGTGCGGATTCCCGCAATGTCGGGGCACATATCCTCGGGGAGTGAGATTTTATCACGTATATCCAGCCAGCGTTTATCGACCCGTCCTATAGGTATAGGCGTGTAACCAAAAGCATCGGGAGGGCCGGAAGACACGTATTAGTCCTCCTGTTTGGTTTGGGGCCATGCCCCTATAAGCCCTAGCTTCGACTTGGCGCATTCAGCATAAAGGAATAGTAGGTCGGCTTCCCATTGCAACCTATCGGGGTCTACCAACGGGTTCGGTATTGGTTGGACCGCCATGCACGGTTGGGAGAGGTTCGCCGGAGGCTGCGGAATTGGCGGTAGCACGTACTGCTTCGAGCAGGCTGATAGCACCAGCAGGCACAGCGCACTGAACGGGAATTTTACGGTCACGGTATATCTCCCTCACTGTATTGCGAGTTTCTACTTTTTGTGGCTCCAAATCCTGCCGCCATATTTCGTACGCTGCGGCTTGTTGGTCCATTTTTTCTTGCATGTCGTCTTTAATCTTATTGGTTGCCTCGACCGCGGCTTTCGCCTCCGCATCAGCCTTCCAATCCCGGACTGTCCATCCACCAGCAGCGCCCACCAGAAGCGCACCCCCACCAACATAAGCCCAAATTGGCATCATGGGGCGGGTTCCTCGTGTTTGGTTGTTGCGGCTATTTTATTATCCTCAATCGTCATACTGTCAGTTGTTATTTGTATATGCGCCCGTCGCCCAAGAACCCACCCTAACGCGGTTAGGCCTACCAGAACCTGTCCATGCGCGGCTAGAGCGAGTAAGAACGCATATGGTGGTGTGTTACGGACAAGGTATACCCCAACCGCGGCAAACAGTGTGAACACCATACACCCGCCACAGATTGCAATAAAAGCCCACGCACGCCGCCCATCATGAGTGGAGATAGGTGGCACGGGCCACTTCATTTTGGGTATTTATTCCATGGTAACTGCCAGTGTGGCCCATCTTTGAATGTGCGCCAATCCCCACCCCACTCAATTGGGACCCCTACATCTTCCGCCGCTTGTTTCACGGTTTTGGCAATCTTATAGTACAGCGGCCAATCCCAAGCCACCCTGCCACTAACCCAAGCGCCAAGGTCAACAGCGTGGCCGGTCAGGTGGCGGCTATTCATGGTTTTGGTCGCACCTTGCTTCATCAATTGTTTTTGGCGCGAGAGCAGGCGAACCCCTTCAAGCACGGTGAAATCAATATCTGTTATTTCGATGGCGCGATGCACCACCTTTACAAGGTCTGGATGGACACCTTTCATCCGAGTGAGCGAGCGTGCCCCTAAGTTATATGCCATGTTTTACCCCTCCTTCATCCTAAGCAATACGGATAATCGCCGTAGTTGAAGCTGCTGCCGGGAACACAATAGTAAGATCACCCGCGGTGGCTGTTTTGTCGGTCCCAAAATCAAGCACCGCTACCGCGGCGTTAGTTAAGGCCGTGTTAGCGTTACTATTCGCGGAAGGGGTGTTGTTGTATATCACACACCCACGCGCCGTTGTGGACACATTGGTGAATACAAGGTCGGTGAAGTCCAACCAGCCCACACCCGCAATAGCGTTGGTGTTAGTTGTAACCACACCAAGATTCGCCAGTGCCGCGCCACCAGCAGTATAATTTGTGCCTGTAGATTCGTTGGTAGCTGAATACGCGGTTGTGTTAGCATCAATTGTTGCGGTAGACGTATACAACGCTAGTTTGAAAGTATCACCCCCACCTGTAGCCCTAAAATCATGCACCCCAAGGAGAAGTTCTGCCTTGAACGAAGTACACATTGCTTGGGAAATAGCCATTATTACGCCCCCTATAAATCTAAAATACCAACCAATTCAGGGTGCCCTGCCTGTTTGAACTTACTCACCAGACTAACATTCCTACTCCGCATTGCTTCATTCAAGTAGAACACAAGCACCTGCCGTATACTCTCTTTATAAGTTTCAGCTTGATCCCGCAATACTGGGTCTACGTTGGTACCTACAGATAGTATACGCGATAATGCCCGTTCTGCCAACTCCTCTACTGACGCGCCGCGCCCAGAAGTCGTCTCTACTGTTACACCTCCAAGAAAAGTACCTACTTCATCGGTAAACATATTTTATCCTACTGGTATCTGTACGGGGGTGTTCCTAAAATTATCGGAGCGGTTTTTCCCCTCTCCAAGTACTTTCAACGCCGCCATGGCTTCGTCGTACCGGCCCTTGTAAACAACAATCACATCCTCTGGGGATTGCATGAACACAGCAGCTTCCAACAACGCGCCGTATAGAAGTACCTGATCAAAATTGTCCCCAAGCCATGTGGTTGTAGCTGTGACTATGCTCTCTGGTTGGTAGTAATAATGTAGTTCCGAGACGTAAGACGCATCAGGGACTGGGGCTACAACAAAAGTAGTGTCGTCGAAAATAGCGTAATATTGTGGAAGCCCTGTAACTGTTGGGTCCGGGAAGGACTCCCGAAGGAAACTAACTTCTCTATTAGACAGAAAGCTGTACTTGCCATCCCCATCAACAACAGAAAGTTCATATGTAGCCAGCCAGTCTGTGGGGGTTGTCAGATACCTGTTACTAGCAGTGAAGTTACCTGTCTGGTTTTTGCGGAAGTTGGGCAACTCTACGTTATTATATATACGGTTTTCCGCCTGTTGGATAAAGGTGTCTATCTGCTCCGTAGACGTAAGGCCACCTGACCCCGGAGTATCCGGGAAATCATTTTCGGCGTACGCCTTTATTGTATTGAGGAGGACAGTGTAATTCATCAGCCCATTTTCTGGCTAGCGCCAGTACCTTTTGTAGCCGCGCCAGTGCCGCGCACCTTGAGGGTCTGCGTATTCGCAATTTTGTTAGGGTACCCGCATACATTAGGTACTGGGACGGATTTTGGTTGGTTGTACTTGTTCATCAGCTTATCTCCACAGACACAGTTCCTACGGCTCCTGCCCCTACCATAGTATCAGGAATGCCTGATAACCCCAAGACATTATTCATTCCCACAGGGTTCCAGCCCCACTGAATGTCGCGGGACTGTTCTTCACTATTATCAGGGCGGGACTTACGTAGCGCTTGAGGGTCAACCACAGGGTACATACCCTGCATGTTTTGTGGTTGGTCAGGCTCCCAGCATTCACGGCAAACCAACAGGCCGGTCTTCCGCATTTTTACTACGGTTTCTTTCAACTGAGACAGTTTATATTGGAATCCACAACGGTCACATATAGCAATAGCCTTTTTACCGGCAGCGAAGCGCGTGCCCATATTCTATCTCCCTATATGCGGAACGATACGAAGAGTGGCTTTCTCACGATCTTCGTCAGCCGCCATCCCCCACTGTTCTATATACTCCTGTTTCAGCAGGGCAGAGCGTTCTAACGCGCCGGGGAGCTTCAGGGAGAGATTATAAGCTAGTCCAGAAACAAGGCAGGGGAGGAAACGATAGGGAACATCCTGTGTGTTCAGTCCATCACCAGCATCTTCAATCCTACGTAGCCTCCAGTATAGCATAGTGTAATCACCGCTATCCGGCACAGGCCAAACGGTAACCGTGGGGGCAGCTAGCCGGTTAATCCATAGCTGTATGGGCCTACCGGTGCTGGTCTTATTAGGTATAGTTGCGTAGGTAGATACACTTATACGGGAGATGTTAATATCAGACTGGGTTGTACCAGAACCCGTGCGTATAACCTGATCCATCAAATCTACTGTGTCGGCTGGAAGATCGTAAGTGGCCGTGCCTGCAACCAGCGGGATAGAGCCTTCTTCTACAGTCCATAGGTTTATGCCGCGGTTGCTCCACTCCATCATAAGGAGATTGAGGCTGCGGCGGGCTGTCTTCATATCATAGCCGGTACGGACCTCGCGCCCACACCGTTCAAACGCCTCTTCAACGATAGCGTTCAAGTCCAGATTGGCAGATGTTGTGCCAGTAGTGGCCATTACGTCCTCAACTTCACTTTCGTATGCCATTTATCCTTCCGGTCACGTTTGACCTTCTCGGACTCCGCTTCAGAGGCAGGTTTTGCCTGCCTCTCCTTTATGTTCAACTGCCTACGCATATTCCCCGGTTGATAAATTGCTTTATCCCGCTGGAGCTTTCTAGTGCGTGCAGTAGCTTTCATGTAATACTACTTCTTCTTCTTCACTTTACCACCACGTTTCAAAAGACTGGTGTTTGCGTTCATAGCGGGTTTAAGCCCCTGCCCTCCCGAATAAGTTCTAGGTTGGCTTGCTTGCGCAGACGGGTCTTACCCCGCTTTGCACATCCATCAGCTTTATGTATTATATCATCCTTCCTCTAGTACGGCCTCTTTTAGCAATCCCATCGCCTACACGCCCGCCTTTGGCATAGCCGGGATTTTTCTTAGCGGATTTAGCGCGTGTGTCTTTGTTCTGCTTCTGCATACGCTCCAAGAAGTCTCTGCGCTCCGCGGTATCTGGCACAGTTTTAGGACCCCCAGTTACGGGTTCCTTCTGTTTAACGTTGTTGTTTACCCTGCCGCCCTTGGCCATTTTCTTGGCCCCACCTTTTTTCTTTTCCCCCTCCATGGCGGCAGCAAGGGCTTCCTCACTGTCGTCCTTGGGACGCAACAACTTACCAAAAAGGCCTTGGCCGTTAATAGCCCCTATAAGGGGGGATATAGAGCCAGCTATTTTACCCAACTTACTCATTACACAAACCTTCCCTTAGTACGCCCACTTTTGGCGCACCCATCACCTACACGGCCCCCTTTGGCGAGTTTTTTGATACTACCCCCCTTGGCGGCTTTGGTGCTACTAGCCGCTGCGAGCCTTCGCTTTTGAGAGGCCGCGGCTTTTTTTTCTGTTTCGCGGATATCTCTGCTGCGCACTTCACTCGCCCAGCTCCCAATATCGCTTATAGCTTTACGCACGGCTGGACCCGCTTTATTTGCCAAGGAGTCTTTATCTACGACCATAGACGTAGGGTGTTTCTGTGGCCCACCAACAACTTTGGTACCTCTGGTGGTGCCCCCCGCTTTTGGGAGGTCTTTACTATTCACATCCGAAGGTTTTTTCGCTGCTGGGGGTGTAAACCCTTTCCCCGCTAATGAGCCTGTGTATTTGGTTTCTTTCTTGGCCGCAGCAGCGCGTAAAGCATCCGAAGGTTTTTTCGCTGCTGGGGGTGTAAACCCTTTCCCCGCTAATGAGCCTGTGTATTTGGTTTCTTTCTTGGCCGCAGCCTCGGTTTCTTTCTTGGGGGCGGCCTTACCAGCTTTTTCCCCCTCGTAATCAGTATTCCATTTTTTACCATTCCACGAGAATGTACCCCCCGCGCCTTTGGCTTTGCGCGCCGCTGCGAATGCTTGTTTGAAACTCTGGGCCATATTATTTCCACGAGTAGGCGCAGCAGGCATAGTCCGACCTGACTTGGCCGCAGCCTTACCAGCTTTTTCCCCCTCGTAATCAGTATTCCATTTTTTACCATTCCACGAGAATGTACCCCCCGCGCCTTTGGCTTTGCGCGCCGCTGCGAATGCTTGTTTGAAACTCTGGGCCATATTATTTCCACGAGTAGGCGCAGCAGGCATAGTCCGACCTGACTTGGCCGCAGCCTTACCAGCTTTTTCCCCCTCGTAATCAGTATTCCATTTTTTACCATTCCACGAGAATGTACCCCCCGCGCCTTTGGCTTTGCGCGCCGCTGCGAATGCTTGTTTGAAACTCTGGGCCATATTATTTCCCCCCGCCTGATCTACTGTTGTTACTGTCTATTTTATCGCTCAACCTATCTCCTAGATGGTCGATGCGTATTTGGAGTTCTTTGAACGCAGCCGAAGCTTCAGTACGCGACATAGTGTCACGGGCGACCTGCTCACGCGTCTGGTTCAATAATTTACTAACCCGCTTCACTTCATCGGAATGACTTTTTAACAAATACATAACCAACCCCGATATAGCTGAAAGGATAAGATTCCACCAATGTACTTCATCCACTATGCAGCCTCTTCTACTGTAGGTACTATCATAAAATACAGCACATCCGCACCAAAATCGCCCTCATATTCTTGGACACCCATGTGCCCAAGTTTGATAGCTGGGTCTATCCAAATGGAGAACCCACGGTCCCGCGCTTGGTCGCAGAATAGGTAATCTTCACCAATATACCCTTCCTCCGTCAGGAGAAAATCAAATATGCAGGGGACTATTTTCTTCAACCTACCGTCGAAATACTGGCGGGTAGGGTTCTGTGCAACATAGGAAGTGATTACTTCTCTACGGATCATCATGAATGCTGTTGCAACGCGTTGGGCCTTCACTAGCCCCCTAGCATCCATGGTGAGACTACCTTCGTCTTCGTCTAAATCAGCGATATACACCATGTCTGTGCTGCGGGTCCGCGGCACCCCCGCTACAATATCCCGCCCGCTTTCCGCGGTCCAAGCCATAAGCCGGAACACATCGTCGGCTTCAAAATTTATATCGGAGTCTATAAATAGCAGGGTGTCACATTCAGACTCCAAGAAGTCATTCACCAGCAGATTGCGGGCGCGGGAGACAACAGAGCAGCCGCAGATACTACCTATCTGTATATCCACACCGTGCCTAGGGGCGTGCTGTGCCAGTTTCGCAAGTGAGATAGCTAGCTTCAGGGATACCTTGAAGTCATACGCGGGTAGGCCTATGAACAGTTTCCGCCCAGCGAGAGAATGAGATTCCTTTTCCATATCACCCGTAGACCACTACTACTGAAGTGACATTCGTAAGGGTAGCGTATAGCCCTATCTCAGCTATAATACCTTGCCCCGGTAAATCTATATGTACCCACCCAGCCTGTGTATCTGTGGGGGTGTTCACCGTAAGGAGGTATTTCCCACCAACCCCATCTATAAGGGCTACAGACCCCGCAGCGGCACCGAGGTGGACATACACCGCCTTGATACGCGTACGCCCTACTGCGTTGTCGTTAGCGTCTGCAAACGCCCCAGTGGCGGTCAGCGGTTTTGTGGCTTTAACATCGGTCTGCATAGTTACCCCCTATTAAGCTGCGGTGGAAACTGCGGTCCATGTGGTAGAGCCGGTTGTGTTAACATACAGCCTAGATGCTACACCTGCTCCATCTGAGCGGAGGTAAATGGAACCCTGCGCAGCCGCAATGGTGGGAGCGCCTGAACCAGCGTAAATACCAATGGTAGAGGTAGTGCCAGTGAGGAGAGCGGCCCCGCCACCAGCAGTTATAACAGCCGCGGATTGGGCGGTTACCGCGCCTCCTGTTTGGATTCCTGCGGTAGATACAACTGGGCCTGAAAAAGTGGTCGTACTCATGTCTTTTCTCCGTGTAGTAGCACTGCCCCCCGTTGTCTCTACTACGTCTGCTAGGGCAGTCAACGGGAGTTGTTTTTCCTAGAGTTAGTAAGATAGCAGAAAGTACACAAAAAGAAAGGGGGATAATTACACCCCCCTTTCTTACTACTACTACTGTTGTTCCGTGAGTTAAGCGCCCGCAGAACCCCACATGCCCAGTGGGTCGGACCAGCCGAAGCTGTACCGCTCGCGGGCCTTATAACGGACATTCCCCGTCTCGAAGTCTCCATCCATTCCTGTACTCATAGCAGAGCGGGTGAAGTGCTTCAGGCCGTTTGGAACGTCGGTAGTAAGGAACCACGCGTTCGTATCGGTGAGCCAGTGGTGGACGCCGTAGCCTTCAGGGATAGCCCCATTCGTGCGGAGGGCGTTCAGATCGTTGTCAGCCGTACCAACGCGAAGCTCGGTTTCGAGCAAGCGAGTAGCAACAAACTGCAACGCAGGTGGGATAATCAACTTCTTGGGCTTCGCCGCAATCAGCAGACCGCGTTCATCCGTCCACGCCGAAATCTGAATGACCGCTGCTTCCAAGGAAGTCTCGTTCAAATCAGCCGGAGTTGTTGGGATGTTTGCGTTTACACCGCCAGACACCAGAGGGTGAGAAGCCGAGAACAATTCAACGCCATCACCACCTACGTAGTTACTGTCGAACCCATTGTTCAAGGTAGCCGCAGCCTTCACCTGTTTGGTATAGGCCATGGCGCGAGCCAGACCCTTTGTGTACCGCGAGGACAGCGAATCGTAGAGGTTATCTTCGACTGCTTCTTCCGTAATGGAGAAGCCTAGCGCGATTGTCTCGTGGGTATACCGAGAAGTGAATGCTTCCTGTGCGGTATCGTATTCGATACCAGAACCTTCGTTCTTTACAGGTGCCGCCCCGAAGCCCGAAAGCTTCGTTTCTTCTTCAAAGGAACGTTCCGAGGTTTCATTCTCGTAGATTTCCTTATGCTCTTCGCCGTAGCGTTTGTATTCCAAACCAAACAAAGCGTTCAGGCCCGGAAGCAGTTCCTTGAGCAGTTGTGCGCGTGAAATTGCCATGGTGTGTCTCCCTTAGACGCCAGTTGGGTTGTTATATTGGTGCATACCAGCGTTCCATTTAACGATGACTTCGGTATAAGAACCCGAAGCATTCACCGTTTCAGCAACTACATCCACGATACGAACCGGCCACGTTGAAGTGGTGTTCGTGGTCGCGCTAGCGGCTACTGCGGAATTGCCAGTGGTGGCGGAACCTGCGTTCTGAACCAGAACAGCATTGTTGCCAACAACCGTGCGCACTACACCACCAATAACGGTGGTACCGGACACGACTGCTACTTTGAACAATACGTTTGGATCATCTGCTACGTAGGCTTCAATATCCGAAGCAGTTACGGCTCCGGGATACGACTGCCGGAAGGTTTTGCCATAGGTCGCATCAGTATACGAACAACCAAGGAAAACACCGACAGGTGTTGCAGTGTTGGTGCCAGTGTCTTTCGCCAACGTCCCAGTACTATCCAACTTGACAACATCACCATAAAAAATGGCGGTTGCCGAGGCGGAAGTAATTGGAATATGCCGCGTTGCACCGGCAAATACCTGTGAACCAATCAAGTTGACTGGGCGAAGGCCATACGGCGCTTCAATTGCAGGGTAAGCCATGCCTAACTCCTATTCTAATTGCCACGACCAAAAGAGGTCTTTGTTTTCCGCTCTGTAAAAAGCGGCATTCTCGGATCGTTATCGCGCATGAAGTTGTTATCGACAGACTCCATGTTTGCTTTATTCTTGTCACTGAAATATTTGGCGCGCTGCCCTACCATTTCAGTTGGCATCTTACAGAGGAGCAAGCCCCCCATTTCGATGTTATCGGTAAACTTGCTATCTGCATCGGACAACTTTGCCAACTGTGGCTGTTCCTCTGATCTAACAGGTTCCCACCCCTCCCGCATCTTACCAGATACGTTTGCGGCATCGCTTTTGCCCATACTGGAAACGCGTATCCAACGGTAGTTGTACCCGGCTTCCTTAATAGGTTCTGGCAGCGTGGATGCTGGTTGCCAAACCTTTGGACGTTCCTGATGTTCGCGGGCTTCTAACACCCTGTCCACCCGGCTTTCGGCACTATTGTTGCGTTTTACATCGTTCATCAGTTCGACTCCATTTTCACGAGTTCTTCAGCATATTGCTTCGGGGTAAGGCCCAGTTTTCTAGCAATTGCTAGTTGTGAGGCCTTCAGTACCACTTTTCTGGGAGAGGTGCTTCGTGAAGCTGGCGCAACTACATTCGCAGCCTTGGCCTTTTTGCGGGGCGCTTCTGTCGCCGCGGCATCGTCGTCATCCCCGTCATAATATTCGGGGAACCGGCGTTTCATAGTTGTGTCTACGGTTTGCCAGTATTCTTCGGAACCCACAAAGGAGTCACCATGTTCACGCTGGAGCTTTTGGTGAAGGCCGAGCGCAGAAGCAGTCATTTCAGGATCGGTACCCCACCATCCGTTGCGCTCTTGCCACGCTAGGGTTTTCTGGTCAGGCCGAGGAATATTTGGCTGCTGTTGAGGCGATACTACAGCTTCTTCTGGGGCTTGTAAAGTAGGTCTATAACCTTTTACTTGGTTTGCCCTATATGTAGCATCGTTTAACTTGGTCTGCGCATCCAGTAGCTTGTCGCTATCGCCAGATTCATAGGCCTCCTTATACTCCCGCTTGGCTACTTCTATGGCCGAGTTGGCGTTTTCACCCCAACTAGAGATAAGAGCCTGCTCGCCTTGGTTAAGCGTGCCTTTCAGCCGTTTATTCTCCTCAAGGACACGATTGGCAAAGGACAGCGCCTCCTGCTGCTCGCGGGACGCCTTCTCTTTCTCACGCCGCTCGTCATGCCAGACCTTCTTGAACTGCTTCAGGCGCTGTTTAACAGCATCAGAATACTCGCCAAGCTCGTCGTCTTCCAACTCCTTGACCAAATCCTTTGGTAGTGGTTGGCGATTTCTATCTTCTTCGGGGGTATCGTCCTCTACTTCAATCTGGAGGTTATCATCCTCAAGCGATACTTCCAGATCGTCGTCTTCACGTTCGTCTTCGATTGTTGGCTTATTGTCGGCCATGGTACTTCCTCTCTAGTTATGCGCGGTAAATGCCTCTTGGATCATCGACGACGGCTTCAATGGAGTCGTCATTCAAAATCCGAAATTCCTGCCCGTGGATTTTCAAGCGTGAGCCTGCGTGGGGACGAACAACTACAAAATCGCCCTTCTTGCACCACGGTCCTCCGGGAAAGCGTTTATTGTCTATGTAGGCGTCGGGACCCAATTCCATTACGAATAGCACCGTAGCCAGTATCTCTTCGTTCTGAATCGTAATATCCGACTTCAACAGTCCACCGGCAAATTCCTTCTCCGCCGGAGGCACCATACACAGGATGCGGTATCCTGATGGTCGTGGAAGCTGTTTTGCAGCGACCTTATCAAGTTCTGTATCGCTTTTTGTGGCGAGTTTTATATCAGTCATCAGTGTCTTCCATCCTTTGTGCTAGTTCAATAACGTGGTTTTTGGCCATCAGCATACCGCGTATAATACCACAGGAGTATTTATACTCATCGTAACTAGACGCCCCGCCCATGGATAGCCCATCAATAATAGACTCCATGTCTCCGTCTAGTGTTTTTGATAGGTGTACCAGTATAGTATCACTCATTACTCTTCTCCTCCTCCTTCGTTAACCGGTGTTTCTTCGCTTTGCGCAGCCTGTTGTAGTAACTGTGTAGCCCTATCAATATTCTGCGTTTCTGCTGCCGCTTTACGGTCTGCTTCCCGCTCCGCCTCCGCGGCTGAAGTTTTAGCCACTTCTATACCCATACGTAGCCCCGACTCCTGCTCCTTCGCGGATAGCTGGGCCTTGGAGGTGGCGATTTTGGCACCTACTTCCAGTCCCTTCATGCGCTCTGTGGAAGCTAGACGTTCTGTGTCGATATCGAGGCGGTCCTTTGCTTCCGCGCCGTCGAGAACAAGCTTCTTCTCCTTGATATCCAGTTCCCGAGACTTCAATTCCAGTTCCTTCTGCTGCATCTGCACAATAGGGTCCTGTTGGGCCTGTTGGGCCTTCTGCTGCGCAGCTTCCTGCTGGTTCTTTTGTGACAGCCCCTGTGCGGCTGCGGCAGCGAGACGGGATATTTCCACCTCGGTCTGTTCGTCCATCTTTGCGTCTGGGGCAGGGTATGGCACGCCAGCCTGCTCTTCGATCTGCTTGCGGTACTCAAACGCCAAATGCTCCGAAATATGGGCGTTCATAGCAGCCATCATTGTCTGTGCCGCGGGGTTCTGCCCCATCAACTGCTGTATCTTGGGGTCCTGCATAGCCGACATATGGACCGTTATATGTGCCTCGTGGTCCTGATAGATGAACGCCTTTACAGGTTTGCCGTTGATAACACTCATATTCTCGCTCACGGGGTCATGCGGCTGCTCGTTGTCTTCCGGCATAGGGACCAGTTTATTGGCCTCCTTGATACCCAACACCTCAAGCATCTGACGGTGGAGCAGCGGGAGATTGTACAACTGCGGCGCGCCTTGCGCTAATTGCAACACAGCCTGATACTGCACGACCTTCTGGGCCATGGTGGCTGCATTAGGGTCGCTGACCGGGATAACGTCCACAGTGTCGTAATCAGCCTGTTTAGCGGAGGCTTCCCCCTCCTCTGGCTCATAGTGGTAGTCATCGTCCGTGTTGTCACGGATAATGCCTTTAAGGATGCGGAATTCCTGCCGCATAGAATAGTGGATGCGGGCCTGAATGGCTGACATTATCTTGAGTGTGCGTTCAAGAATCGCCAGTGTCGTGCCTACGGGTGCTTGCGCACTCATATCAGACACCTTCATATCCGCTGCGGACGCGAAGCGCCTACCTTCCTCTACGATAGTATTGAGAAGCGAATAGAGTACTTGGCTAGGCTCTTTATAAGGCAGCGGCATGATATTATCGCGCATTGTGCCAGAGCCTACATCTACATCCCGGAATTCCCCCGGCCCAATAGGAGTGTCATCCCCTTTGACACGGAGGCTCTTAGTTTTGAAGCCCCCCGGTAGATTTGAAAGGGTCCCTGCGTCAACAAGCTGACGAATAAGACTAGTACCAGACTTAGCAAAAGCACCGATAAGATGAATAAGGCCAAAAGCATAAAAGCCAAAGCCCGGAACATACGAATAATGGACAAAATGATTACGCTTAGTTTTTCTGGCATCATCTTCTACCCAGTTCCTACGGATAGCCAGTATACTACCAGAACTCTTGTCCAGTGTAACTATATAAGGCCGTGCTATTTCATCATCGTCATCAACGAACTCGTCGTCTTCGATTATCAGGTTGATGTGCATTTCGAGCAGTTTGTAGCGGTCATCTGACTCCGCACGGAAGCCCATCTTATTGGCTATCTCTTTTTCAACGTCGTCGAGGGTGTTAACAGGCTCCCCTAGTTCTGTTGGTAGGTAAAAACCCGAGTTTTGCAGTTTTTTCAGGTCGTTTGGGGTTTTCCGCATGATGTGGGTCACGCGCTCCGCGGTTTCGAGGTTTGAAGCGCCATATGGCACCACAACATCCTCCGCGGCGACGTACATAGAGGTCTGCCGGTTCAAACTAGGGTCAAAATAACACTTTTTGAACGCATTACCGGCTAGACCAAGCCCCCATAACATTCTTTCATGCTCCGGGCGGTACTCAACCATACGTTCTGTAAGCTGGTAGTTCATATCGGACTGCACACGGGCCGCGGCATCGCGTTTTTCTTGTGTCTCCTTGCCAATAATCTGTGTTTTCACTGGCCCTGACGCCGGAAACGTCTCCATCATAGTCTCGGCCTGAAACTTAACGAGTGCTTCACTCAGCAGGGGATGGTGTACGCCGCACGCGCCTTCCCATGGCTCCGTCCGGTCTTCAATCTTCATCCCCAGCAGGTCCAACCCATCCACATAGGTCTGTATCCAGTCCTTGCGGGAGCTTTCGTCGTCCTCGTAATCAGATAGCAGTTCAGAGGAGAGGGAATTAAGCACGTTGTCGTCCAGATACTCCGCCATATTCTCGTTAAAGTCTATGGACTCCTCTGTATCTTCGCCTTCGCCGAGCAGTATTTCCATACCCTCATCATCATCGTCGTTGGCTATGACTACTTCAATATCAGGCATCTCCTTATGGTGTTCCTCCATCGGATCAAGGGCATCTAGTCCGAGCGGTGCTTGGTTCACTGATTTTTCAACGGCCATTAGTAATACCCTTTTCGTGAGCTTCTGCCCTTAAAGTACATCTGTTCTTCATCTTCGTCTAGTAGCGTAGTGACATAGCCACCCTGCCGGAACCGCATCATCGCCAAACTGAGGCTATCAACATAGTCATCATGGGAACCTGCGGGGAATTCTGCCACTTCGTCTATAACTTCTTCCGCCCAGTGTGTGTTGGGTGCCCACACCCGCCCGGAGGCAAATATATCGGCCACGGCGTTCAGGCGGGAAATCTTATCATTACCTCTGGTCGGGGTATACTCCTGCACCGGTAACCCCATAGCCCGAAGCTCGTATATGAGTGGCGCGCCCGAGGCTTTCTTCTCAATAATTACTCCATCAGGTTCCCAGTCATTATAATGTTGTATGGCAACCTGCTTCAGCCGCGGAAACTCCATCCGCTCCCGGAACGCATTCAGGAGGATAATGTTGGGCTGCTTGGTCCCTGTCTCGTCCTCCTTGTAGAACACACCCCACATTGTTAGCGCCGAATAGTCGGCACGCTGGGTCTTCTCGAACGCTGTGTCCCACGACTGGAGGGTGAACTCACAATGTGGCGGGTCATCATGGGGCCACTCCTGCCACCACTCCCGCTTGATAATAGCAGACTGGTCAGAAGTCGGGTTCTGCTGGTACTGCGCCATCCACTTGCTGTTGGGCAGTTCTGTCTTCAGTGCAGTCAATTCCTCCATAGGCCAAAATTCCGGCCACAGGGGCTTGCCTGACGGCATGATCGCAGGAAACTCTATAACCTCCCACTCATTACCTCCACGCTGGCTGGAGGACTTCAGCACCTGCCCTGTAAGGTCACGCTTACTCCAGCGGGTCATAACCACGACTATGGCCCCTCCCGGCTGGAGCCGCTGCCGCGGACCAGAGGTATACCACTCGTAGGTCTTGTCGTAGATATCCGGGTTTATTTCCGCTAGCGCCGCCTCTTGCTCGGAGTGCGGATCATCGATAATAAGTACATCTGCGCCCTTACCCGTAACGGCCCCGCCCACACCAATAGCGAAGTAGTCGCCGCCCTTGTTTGTCTGCCAGCGGCCAGCAGCCTTACTATCCGCCTGCAAGGCCACGCCGGGGAACAATTCATGGAATATATCTGTATCGAACAGGTTACGCACTTTACGCCCGAAGCCAACGGCTAGCTCCGCGGTATGGGAAGTTTGAATAACCTTCTTCTGGGGGTATTTACCGAGGAACCATGCGGGAAGAAGGTAGGAGGCGAACTCGGATTTTGTGTTATGGGTTACAACCCACCCACGGCCCGCCATAAACAAACCATCGGTGTTCTCCACCTCCAAGCACTGGACTATCCCCCGCCTAGTGGTCTTGCACACATCTATACTACGCCCCCAGTTACCCCGCATACTACGGCAGCGTTCCGCCTTGCGTGGAAGGCGCGCAGCGTTCTCCATCTTAAACATCAGCCGGAATGACGGTTGGCTCGGCTTCCCTTTGTAGCTAGTCTGGCGGCGCGTTTTGCGCGCCTTAACCCCTAGTCCATGCAGAAGGCATAGTGTGTCATCTATAAGCCGCTCGTTACTGTTATTGAAGGTTACCTTCCCTTCCTTGGTAACGTCACCGTCGGTGTCGATAAGCCCTTGGAGGAGCGCGGTGCGCTGTTCTACAGAAGCGCACAGGTACTCTTCTGGTATGTGTTTGTTGTGTAGGATACCCCGCTCACGTAGAACTTTATGGGTCCCCAACACATTAAACTGCTGGTATTTCGGGTTGTGTGTAGTTTGGTATCCCTCTGCCTCAACCTGCGCTCGCATAGCAGGCTGGTCGCCGCGCCCACAGCCAATGGAAGCCCCGTACGTACTTCCATCCCCCAGCCATACACCTAGCATATAAGGTGTTAGGGGTAAGTCGTGCCTATGTGGGTACTTAGCGGCTTCCTGCGAGGGCAGTATTGGGAGGTTACCTGACTCGCGCCAACTCTCTGTCTCCAACTTATGAAGGATTTCTTGGGTAGAAAGCGTCTGATATGGCCTATCGTTCGACCCAAACCGCACCGTCCATAGGTGGGTAGCATCACAGGTTATTACCTGTCCATCACCCGTTTTGACTTCGTATAGGTCTTCCTCGTACTGGGCCGACTTACCCATAACCCGCACAGGCGTGCCATCTGGGGCGAACACATAATCCCCTGTCTCTACAGTCTCGACAGTTTTCCATCCCGTAGTAGTGGGGATTTCTTCTTTTATATCAAGCCGATGGCGCGGTGGCATGTTGATTATTAAGCGCTTTAACGTCCCCGCAGCCACACGTTCAAACGCCTCGGCCATAATGGCATGGTGCCGCCCTGATATAAAAGTAGGCCATACTTCCCGCACGAACGGCATGAAGTGGTCCTGCGCAGCCTTGCGCTTCTTCAGGTTGTCCAGTTTTTCAAGTTCGGCAAGAAGAAGTTCCTGCTCCGCAGGGGACAGGAGCGGCAGTATCTTCGGGATATCTTCTATTTTGATTTCTTCAAACATCAGCAGGGGGTGCTTCTTCTGCTTCTATCTCTTCAAAATCCCCTTCGGGGATGTTATTCTTCTCTCTTCTTTCCCTTACCCCTGCGAATAGGTCATCTACTGTGTCCGCTAGGGGTGGGCCTTCCAACAGTTGTGCATTCAACAGGCGTTTTACTCTGTCTTTAATTGCTTTTTCCAGCGCTTCTGGGGAGTTATAGTTGATATTTATTTCTGATCTTTCTGTAAACATCCCGATATCACTATGTTTACCGAGTAATTCGATAGCCTTTAGTTCTATCTTGGCGTCCCCATGGTCTGCTAGCTCCAGAAGCTTGTTTGTCAACGCGGAGCGTATGCGCGCGTGATCCATAGCCAGACCGGAAGAATAGTTCCGCATGAATTCCTGCGCGCTGCGCGCACCTATATTAGACTGTAAGGCCTTGGCGTTACCACTGGCCGCTTGTTTCAGCAGCTTTTTAAGCGCGGTTTCGTCTTTTTCGTCGTCTAGTTCAGGGAGGTTTATACTGTCGTCCGCACCAAGTTCATCAAGCAGGTCAGCGGTACTTGCAGTGATCTTCAGATCATCCAACTTTGTCTTCGGTTCTTCATCCGATAGGTCATAGGGGATCGGGTGTTCTTCGCTTGGTTCGAGAAGTATTGTTTTTGTAGGTTGCGCTTCGCTCATGGGTCTTGTCCCCTTTGTAGTGCCTATATATTTTTTCTTTCTCCTGCGCAAGTAGGGTTACCCTTCTCCAAAATTTTGCGAAAAATTTTTATGGGTTTTCGTTTGAAAACATGGCGGGGGGGTCTGGAGAATAGGCCCCTACCCCTCGTAACTCCTCGTTTTCTCTAAATATGGAGAACAAACCTCCAAATATGGAGAACAAACCTCCAAATATGGAGAACAAACCTCCAAATATGGAGAACAAACCTCCAAATATGGAGAACAAACCTCCAAATTTCAAAAATTACCCATCGGGTGTGCTTAATAGTAATGAAGGGGGGCGGTAACATTTTCTCTGTGTCGGGGGATAGGGGGGAGGTACGGTGCGCGCGTCTAACAACGTTACCTCTTGGCGCTCCGTTTCCATGTGCTACATAATAAGGGCGTTAGCAATTCTGCTAGCGTATACTTAACTAGGAATATTTACTTATGGCCAACACAACAGAGACAACTAAGCCAGCCCGCAAGCCAGCCGCTAAGTCAGCCAGCCAGATATTGGCAGCTAGTCGCGTCAAGGCCAAAGCAAAAGAGGATGCGCGCCAAGCTAAAGCCATTGCCACTATCGCCAATGGTGCCCGCAAGGCGGCAGAAACTAAGCCATTGCCAGCCTTGCGTATGGCATTTGTCACGGCGGTTATGTCAGGGGATGGAAAAACATTAGCCTATGCGAATAGCCTTACCATCCAGTTTGGGAAGGGATGGGAGAAGATTAAGCTGGCTGGACCTTGCACCCCAAATGAAAAGAAAGTTAGGGAGGCAATCAAAGTAGAGCAAAGTGTTCTATATGCTATGCTAAAGGGTAAGGGGCATTCAAACCCTAGCGTTGTCTGGGGACGGATGAAGCTGGCTGCTGCTGCCCCTGCTAAGAAAGGTGCAAGAGCCAATGCGCCTAGAGCGATTGATGCAAGGCAGAAAGATGAATTAAGTAAGCTTTACAAGGCTTTCTTCACCGCCGATGATTGCAATAGCGACGCTTGCAAGGCTAACCTTGCGATTGCCGCTATCTTACTTGACGTGTTCAAGGTGGATATTGGCTCGCTCAAGTCTTAACTTCCCCGATAGGCAGCCAGCAATGGCTGCCTATTTTTTTGCCTGCGGCGTTTATGAGAGTGACTCTATAGTGAGGGGACCAAGCCCGCACGCGCCGCGCCCGCGTCCACCACCCTGCTAGCTGCGCAGGGATAACATTGTTAGCCCCGTTTATGAG